AATACTTTTAGTAATCCAAGTATTACTGGATCACTGGGTCTTGGTTTAACTGGTATTAGAACTGCGATAGACTTTGGAAACTTTCGTCCACAGTTTGATGAAACAGGCAAAACAGTAACAGACACTTCTCTTTTTGGAGATTTAGGCACCGCAACTCATGGAGCGTATGATTTTACTAATCCAGAGTATGGTATGACACCAAACGAAATACAAAATGCTTATAATAACCTTTATTCGCAAGATCTTGACTCTACAAAAGGTTACACAGTAAATGAACAAAAAGCGTTTGACAGTTTAACTCCAGAACAACAAGAAACATTTAAATCTTTAGACCTTTCAAAAACAACAGAACAAATGAAGCAAGATAGAATAGATGCTAGAGAAATGGGTGGCGGGAACGGTCCAGCAGAAGTTGCTACCACAGGTGGTGATACAGGTACAGGCGGTGATACAGGCACAGGTGATGACACAGAAGATCTTAGCGAGCAAGCTATTTATAATTCTTTTAGCGAAGCAGAAAAATCAACAGCTGATACGATGTTGGATCTTGGTTACGATTTGGGTTATGCAATAAGCTACATAAAAGGAAAAGTAGCTGCAGATGGAACAGTGCTTGTAAAACCTGGTGCTTTATTTTAATGGCAATTTCTAGAGCAAATCTTGGTAAAACCACAGATAAAAAACAAAATAAAATCAGTAAAGTAATGCGTGAGTATAAAAAAGGTAAATTAAACATTGGACAAAGTAATAAAAAAGTAAAGAATAGGAAACAAGCCGTAGCTATCGCACTTAACGAAGCCGGTGTAAAACAAAAGAGGAGACGAGCATGATCGAATCAGCAAAAGAATGGTTAATGGAAAAGTGGGACAACACATCCATGAAAACCAAAATTATCGGTGCAGTAGTCATCGTAATCATCATCATCGGAATAAGCACATAATCAAATGATACTTGACATTGTCAAACTAGCAGTCGGCGCTGGCACACACATAATGAGTAACAGACAGAAGCGCAAAATGCTCGAGTCAGATGCTGCAATGTTGCATGCACAAAAAATGGCAAACGGCGAAGTCGAGTATCAACAGCAAGTGCGCGTATCAAACGACAAAGGATGGAAGGACGAATTCGTTCTTATTCTCGTGAGCGCACCCGTGATTTTATTGATATGGTCTGTATTCTCAGATGATCCAGACATACAAGATAAATTGCACATGTTCTTTGAACAGTTTAATAATCTCCCTTTCTGGTACCAGACGCTGTTTGTCGGCGTGGTCGCCTCAATATACGGACTTAAGGGCGCAGATATTTTCAAGAAAAAGTAGATTGACTTAATTTTACATTAGGGGGACAAATGGGGGGAGATAAACCTAAGAACCCACTTGATGAGTTCTGGGAACAATTAGGAGACAAGGAGAAAACAAATGTCAGAAGCTATGGATCCAGTACACGTAATATACAAACTGAAAAAAACAATGCAAAGCATACTAGACGGCCTCGTGCAAACACTCGCAAACGGCGGGATTGACAACATGACCGAATACAAATATATCTTAGGTAAGATCCACGCGATCGACTTAATAAATCAGGAACTCTCTAACCTGCTAGAACCAAAGGAGCCAAAAAAAGATGACAACATCACACGCCTTAGAAGCTAAATACGAAGAAGAAACCAAACAAGCCAAAGTAGAGGCTGAACAAGCTAAAGAAGAAACTCAAGAAACAAGTTTAGAAAAATTACCAAACCCAACCGGATGGCGTTTGTTAGTTATGCCCTTTGCAGTTAAAGAAGAAACCAAAGGTGGAATTATTATTGCACAAGAAACATTAGACCGAGCACGTGTAGCAACACAAGTTGGATACGTATTAAAAATGGGTGATCTTTGTTATGAAGACAAAGACAAGTACCCGACAGGTCCGTGGTGCAAAGAAAAAGATTGGGTGGTGTTTGCACGATACGCAGGATCACGAATGGAGATTGATGGTGGTGAGATACGATTACTAAACGATGATGAAGTCTTAGGAACAATAGATGATCCTAATGATATTCTTCACGCATTTTAACATAGAGGAGGATAATCTATGCAAGAAGAAGAAAAGATAATAGATGTCGGCGAAGCTGACTACGAAGAGACAGAGGTAGATCTGGAGGCTCAACAAGAGCCCAAGGAGGAGCCAAAAGAAGAAATAGAAGTACAACAGGTTGAAGAAAAAGCTGAGGTTGAGGCACCTGTCGAAACTAAAAAAGAAGATCTTAACGAATATAGTGACGGCGTAAACAAAAGAATAGCTAAACTTACAAGACGCATGCGTGAAGCAGAACGTCAAAAAGAAGAGGCTATAGAGTATGCCAAACAACTTAATACTCAAGCACAACAATTAAAAAGTAGATTTGATAATTTAGATTCTAATTACACACAAGAGTTTGAAAAAAGAGTTACAACAAACCTAGATGCCGCAAAAGCCAAATTGCAAAACGCAATAAATCTTGGAGACGTTGAAGCACAAACACAAGCTAATTTAGAACTAGCTGAGTTAGCAAATGATCACGCAAGATTAAATAGGTTGAAACAGGCTTATGAAAATAAACCTAAAACAGTAGAACAACCAATACAACCACCAGTGCAACCAGCACAACCTGCAGCGGCTCCACCAGATCCAAGAGCTGATGCTTGGGCACAGAAAAATGCTTGGTTTGGTACTGATAATGCAATGACTTATACAGCCTTTGATATACACAAAAAGCTTGTAGAAGAGGGCTTTGACCCTAATACAGGTGCTGATGAATATTATTCTGAGGTTGACAAACGAATAAGACTTGAATTCCCACACAAATTTGGTAATAATGAGTCAACTACAGCTGAACCAGTTCAGACTGTTGCAAGTGCAAGACGTCCGGCCACAAAGGGACGCAGAAAAACTGTGAAACTCACACCGTCACAGGTAGCAATTTCTAAAAGATTAGGTGTGCCACTCGAAGAGTATGCGAAACAATTAGCCGCGAAGGAGGTATAAGCATATGACTAAAAATACAGAAACTAAAACTGTTAAAACTTCCCGCGCGAGTCAAACTCGGGCAAAACAAGAAAAGCCTAAAGTATGGACTCCTCCATCATCACTAGATGCACCGCCTGCGCCAGACGGTTACAGACATAGATGGATACGCGCCGAAAGTATGGGTCAAGACGACTCAAAAAACATGTCGGGCAAAATGCGATCTGGATGGGAGCTTGTAAGAGCTGACGAATATCCAGATAGTGATTATCCAAGTCTTAACGAAGGAAGATACGCAGGAGTGATCGGGGTTGGTGGCCTATTGCTGGCTAGGATACCAGAAGAAGTCGCAAAGTCTCGTGAAGAGTACTTTCAACAAAAGACAGCTGACGGAAACGAAGCTATCTCATCCGACTTACTGAAGGAACAGCACCCAAGTATGCCGATCAATGAAGATCGACAGACTCGTGTAACTTTTGGTGGTACAAAGAATTAACTTTTTAGTAATTCCTACCCACTGCTAACAACAAACCTTTAAGGAGGATAACACTATGGCTAATGTAGATAGCCCTTTTGGTCTAAGACCTATTGGTAACACTGTTGGTAGTTCTGACTTTCAGATGACGGAATATCTTATTCCGGACAACGAAGGCACATCAATTTTTCAGGGAGACCCTGTAGAGATTGATGATAACAATGCTGGATTTATTGCTGTTCAAGAAGCAGTGACAAATGTAGATAACATTGGTGTCTTTAATGGATGTTTGATTGACAGCGACCCATCAACAGGGAAGCCTAAATTCTCTAACTTCTATTCTCAAACGAATATTACGCAGGGAAAAATAAAAGGATTTGTATTCGACAATCCGTATCAGAGATATTTGATACAAGGTGACTCGGCTACAGCTTCCGCACAAACAGACGTTGGTAAAGTTGCTGACACTGTTGCAACTCACTCAGGTTCAACTACAACTGGTATTTCCGGTTTAGAGTTGGATGTGTCTGATTTACAAGCAACAGATGGACAGCTAAGAGTAACAGGCTTTACAGGCGATCCATCAAATAACGAAATTGGCTCAACTCATGCGAACTATGTAGTGTATTTCAATGAGCATGCCTATAACCATAACGAATAATAGCAGGAGGATTTAAATCATGGCTATATCAAGACAACAACTAGCTAAAGAGCTAGAGCCAGGTCTGAATGCATTATTTGGACTTGAGTACAAAAACTACGAAAACCAACACACAGAAATCTTTGACATCGAAAACTCTGACAGAGCTTTTGAAGAAGAAGTGATGTTGTCTGGTTTCGCAAACGCAGCTGTAAAATCAGAAGGTGCTGCAGTAACATTTGATACTGCAAACGAATCGTTCACTTCTCGTTATACACATGAGACTATCGCTCTCGCTTTCGCAATTACTGAGGAAGCTATCGAGGATAATCTGTATGACAGAATCGCGACACGTTACACAAAAGCACTAGCAAGATCTATGGCTCAAACAAAACAAATCAAAGCAGCTAACGTCCTAAACAATGGATTTAGCAGCTCATTCCCAGGTGGAGATGGCAAAGAATTATTTGCTACTGATCACCCTACACAATCTGCAGGGGAACTAAAGAATGAGTTATCAACATCTGCTGACTTAAGTGAAACTTCACTAGAG